ATATATAAAAATATATATATAAAATATAATAATAATTTATTATTAATAATATAATAATAATATGAAAGACGTATATGTATTGGAGTTAGACTACGATGGATGCCACGCTAATATGTATAAGAAGAAGAAGGATGAGAAGGTAACTGGTGTACGTTTTATGAAAGGGCTTATATGGAATAAGTATCCGGAGACGAAAGGGCTATTTGGTAAAGTCTTCGTAGATGAAGACGCCTATATGTTCAATGAGCTGAAGTACGCAGTTGATCACGGTACGGTGTTCAATGGAGAGATGTATGCAATATATAATGAGTTAGGGGTTGAAGGAGCTAAGCAAAGAGAACATAGTGATTGGATTAACCGTAAATGGAGTACGTTAGAGTGGATTGAAAAGCATTTAGACTTTAGTAATAAGAAAACGATTAAGGATATCGTTGAACGGTTATATGGTACGGATACATTGGACCGGCATTATAGAGACAAGTAAGGTCTATTAGAAAGGGGTCTATTAGCGGAGAGGGTATTCGCTAATAGACTTTGATAGCGGCAATGACCATCGGAATTTAGCTATATGGTCCGCAGGCGGGTTTTAAATTAGGCCCCATGCCACAAAATTTTTGCGCGCGGGAAACGGTTCTCTATATACCCGGTTTCTACATAAATATTATTATGCTATCGTTTAAGCAGTTTTTTAAAGAAAATGATGATCCTTTTAATGCTAATCCTTTAAAAGACGAGCCTCGGGAGGTATATGGAGATACCGAAGGTATTGAACCTAGTGAAACTGGTATGCCTCACGGTAGTGGGTACCCTAACGTTAATAAAGATTATGATAAGGTGGTACGTATTGATCATATAATATCACCTGAGTACGATGATGAGGGAGACCCTGAAGATCAAAGCAATTATCCTTTATATGTCACCTTATATGATATATCTAGACATCTAGGTGGGCATGAAGAGGGTGGGTGGTGGTATGATGTCAATACTATGGTTAAATCTTTCAAAGTTACCTCTTATGTACAAGCTGAAAAAGCTGCACGGGTATTATATAATCAAATTAGCCATGCCGATATGGACGGTAAACCTCGTATTAACTTAGAACGCAAACAAGGTATAATGGACACTAGTACTAAACCTAAACCAAGATATGAGTAACGCATACCCTATCACTGAAGCTATTACCCAAAAAGAATATGACCAATCAATGTCAGATGAAAACTATAATGTGGTATTCGGGTTCACTTACACTGGTAGTAATAAGGTAATATCAGCTGAAAAGAGTCGGTATGACAATCATATATGGTTACAGACAAATAGTGATGTCGCTGTAGATATAGCAAAAATGGGGGATGCCCCTCATAAGAATTGGAGATATGTTACTATCACTAAAACTATATACTGGTGGGATAGATGCAATAGTGCTGAGGATCAAGCTACCATTAATCACTTAAAATCAAAGTATAATTATGATACGGAGCATAGGGTATTTGTTGATACTGAATTAACAAATGCTAAGATGACTAGTCAGCAAAAAAATAAGCGCGATGTTATGTTCACCACCGGTCATAATGCAGGTATGTGGAAGCATTTCGGAGGGACGATACCTTCGTTTAAAGACTGGTATAATGCGCATATAGGGGATTGAGATAAGGGAGTTGCTCGCGCTGCTTTGTTTCTTCGTAAAGAAGAGGGGGTTCTGATAAATAATTTATCACCACTATGAACATTACCCCTGTCTCTCAAGTTACTTCTCCTATTGATATCCAAGCTGCTGCTAAAGTCTATGGTAAGCACAGTCCAGTATCTGTAAGCACTAATGCTGCAGAGTGGTTTGGTAGTGTCGAGGTAGTGGTTGATTTAAAGAAAGCGCTTATGCTTGCTATCAATTGCGGTGACTTTGATAAGGCTATTCATATATTACAAGCGCTAAAAGATCTTAAATAATTAGATGAAGAGTTTTAAAGATTACTTTCTTACTGAAATAGCGTTTAAAGAAGAGCCGTCGATGCCTCCAGAAGATCGTGATCTTGCAGCTGCTAAGACTGCTTTACTTAATTTAGCTTTACAAGTTGGTGAAGATAAAACTATTAAGCTTGGACCTAATATGTTAGGCGGCGGCGAGGTTAAGGTGTTTATGGTGAAGACTAAAAAAGGTTATCTTACTATTCAACAAATAAACACTCTTTTAGATGATTGTGAGAATGTAGACCAGGTAGCTGAACTTGGTAATTTTCTTGGTTTAATAGACGAAAATCAAACATAATAAGCTAGTAATAATTAAATATTATTAACCACCATGCTCACCACAGCACCTGCGCCTGACTACGGTAATATGTCTGTTGATCCAGACGCTTACCCTCGTAATATGAGATGCACTCTTACTATTATGGATAACGGAGACATTATACTTAACTCCGATCTATCACCTGGGCATCTCAATGCAATCGATGGTGATAGATACCAATTAATAGATTCAGGCGCAGGCGTCGTTTTAAAGAAGATGTAACATAAATAATAATGTGAAACAGACTAAAGATGATAAACTTATTGCCGAGAAGTATCAATCAGTTAATGAATCAAATATTCATAAGACCTTAAAATGGGAAGATGGTGTAGAGTTACCTTTAGACTCAGTAGGTGACCCTATCGGCTACGAATATCTTGGCTTTGCTAATTCAGGTATTAAGATACCAGGAGCTAGCGATTGGAGACGTTTCTTTGTTAGTAGAAATGGTAACATGGAGAAGATCTTCTCACCTTCTTTAAAGATGTACTACGAAGTCGATTCTAGCGGCTAATTTATAGGTAGAGATTACTTAGTTTTAATAAATGAACCTGCTTCGACCGGTTTAAAAATATTTTTAAATCCTCTTACTTGAATAGCTCTGAAGACAAAGTATGGCCACCAAATAAAGATTGGCATCTTTATTACTTTAACATTAGAGTTAACAATAGATGGTTTAGTAGCATCCCAGAGTTTAATAATAACCGGTTTACTATCAGTAGATTGAACGTTTTCAATTAAGCCGTTTCTAGTCGGCTTACGACCAATGTACCAATAGTTGTCATATTGACCAACTTCGATATCGCAGTCTTTACCATGAGTAGCAAATGTTACATCTTTGATATTATATCCATTGATAGAACCTTTTAAGGTAATGCCGTTATGCTTTGGTGCTAAATCAGTATCTGTAAAGGTATAGTTGTTACCTCTTACAGCGTCAATACAATCCTCTTTACCGCCTTCAATAGTGCAATCTTTAACAGTGATATTATTGCAATTGGAAAACTTTAAGATATCTGAGTACTGTCCGATATTTTCTGGTACGTAAGTACGATTAGCGATTACTATACCGTCTTCTTGAACATGCGATTCGAAGTTTTTGTCTGATGCCATAGGTGTATATATTTATAAATACATTATATGAATAAGGTATTAAGGTATATATTAGCAGTAATAGTAGTAACAGTAATTGCAATTGCTAACCCAATTGATGATAAAGCATCTACCTTTGTCTATCAAGGAGCGCCAGTAAGCTCAATTAAAAAAAATAGTCAGTATTTAATTAAAAAGAATTACGCTATTCATTATAGATATGATACCAAGACAGCTGAGTATGTAGTTGAACATATCACTAAAGAATGTGTAACCGGTCCTTCTAAAAGAGAGAATGACTTTAGAGCAGATCCTGAGATAGCCAAAGAGCATCAATCGGTATTAACAGACTATGCTGGCTTTCCTTATGATAGAGGTCATTTAGCTCCAGCTGGGGATAACACTCAAAACGATGATGTGATGAGTGAGAGCTTCTTTCTATCAAATATGATACCGCAAGTGCCTAATAATAATAGAGGCATTTGGAAGCAATTAGAAACGTTTGTACGTAATTGGGTAATAGAAGGTAAAGATATCTACGCGGTTACTGGTACAGTATATAATAAAGGTTATACTTCAATTGGTAATAATCAGGTAGGTGTACCGACTCATGTTTGGAAAGTAATCGTTGATAAAAAGAGTAATAAAGCTATCGCTTTCATCTTCCCTAACACTGCTTTACCAGTTGAAGATATGCCTAAATACGCTGTATCAATTGATGAGGTAGAAAAACAAACTGGTATTAACTTCATGCCTAAGTTAACTCCTACGCTAGAGAAGTCAATTGAGAAATCAAAGCCGGTATTAAAAGACTGGTCTGGTTTAAACTAAAAATATAATATATAATATATGAGCTCAGGAGATATTAAATTACCATCATTGCAAACGATGGCTGCTAATCTTATTAGTACAGCTTATTATGCTGCGTCTGGGGCTTTTAGCCATGGAACAATAATCTCTAAGAAAAGTAAAGCTGATACTAGAATGGAAATGTGCGAAGCTTGCGAGTTTGCTATCAGAAAAGATACTACTTTAGTATGTAGTAAATGCGGTTGTTGGATGCAGGCTAAAGTAAAAATAGATGCTTCCAAATGTCCTGTAGGGAAATGGTAAAAAAATAATCTGCAATCTATAAATATATTATATGGGCTTCACAGTAAATCTCTCACTTTCAACGGTAGCTAACACTCTTAACGGTCGCGGCGGTATAGTAGCGCTGTCTTGTATCGACACATCAATCGGAGGAGCTATTAACTCCTACAAGGTTGGTTTTAGCGGTAGAACAGATATTGAAAACTTAACTTGTTATGCAACAGGTATGCAATTTGCACAAACTCAGTATAATGGTGCTGATGGTTGGGAAGCTGCTCAATACGGTGTATTTAGCTTTTTTGATTATAGCTTATCAGCTGGCACTTACCCGCACAAGATTATTGCTGGTCGTACCGTTACCGGCTTAAACAATATTTCAGCTCAATTATCAGCTACCGGCGCTGAATGCGCGTCCGGTATTCAAGTTGGTACTTTATATTTAGCAGTAAGTTCAACAGCTCTATCAGGCACTTCAGCAGGTATTACCGGCGCTGGTGTTATTCCAGTAACCGTTAATGTAGTTGATAATACAAATAACACTCAAGTGTTCTGTATTAACTCACCAGTTAACCAGTTTGTTTGCCAACAAGACCTTTCAAGATTTGTAAGTTATACAGGTTAATATAATTCATATTACATTAAACCCGGGCCTCAAACGCTCGGGTTTTTTTATAAATAGATATATGGATGAGTATAAGAAGATTTTTGAAGTATATAAACATAGTCTTTTAAATGAAGGTAATTATGGTACCATATATATGCAACAAAGACAAAGTCAGCTTGTCAAAGGCTTATCACCGAAACCTGACGGTAAAAACAGTTTTGGAGGCGCTACTAGCACTGGTAGATTACCGGGTGGTGTAGATAGTAAAATTAGTGATGCTAATGTAGGTTCAAGCGCACCTGCAACTGGATTTGAAGATGAAGAAATTGCAGTTAAAGGTTATGGTAGAATGTCTCGTAAGCAGTTACAAAGCCTTTATGATAAGGTAATGGCTCAAGCGCATTCAGCTAAGAAAGAAAATAATACTACTAAATTGATAGCTAAATTAGACTTACTAAATGTCTTAGCTAAGCACATGTAATAATGAAACAATCTCCATACTATTTTGAAATTAAAGATTTACTTACGCAGTTTGTTACTGCGTTTGATGATATTGTTATAAAGAGATATAACGATAATAGAGAAATTGAGGATAGAATTAGTGTTCGTTATGTATATTCTCCAAAACAAAGAGTGTTATATGATATCATTAATACTGCTAAAACGATGACAATGCCTGCTGTTGCGGTGTCTATCGGTGGTATATCTAGAGATAATACGAGAGTTTTCAATAAATTAGACGGGTTTTATTATAACGGTAAAAAGTCTTCAGCGCATTTAAAGTCTCCAGTACCTATAAACATAGATATTAAAATGTCTATTATTACTCGTTTCCAGACTGATATGGATCAAATTTTAAGTAACTTTATACCTTACTCTAACCCATATATAGTGTTAGGTTGGAAAGTTCCTACTGATTTTGGATTGCCAGAAACGCAAGAAATTAGAAGTGAGGTGTTATGGGATGGTAGTATGGTAATGGAGTATCCAACTGATTTAAACGGTACTGATAAACAAAGAATTACAGCTGATACTTCATTTACAATTAAAGGTTGGTTATTTAAAGAGACATCTAACCCAGTAGGCAACATATATTATATTGATAACAACTTTCACGCTCAAAGTATATTAACAAGCTATAATGATCTTTCTGGTAATAGTTATACATTCCCAGTATCATCTGGTTTAGTAAATGAACTTGAAGTAGTAGAAGTTTCTGGATCACCAACAGTTTCAAATTTATTCTGGAATAGCGTATTGGTTGAAAGTAACTATACTATTGCACGTGGAGTTACAGGGGTGGTAATGTTATATGGTAATAGATTTACAAAATTAAAAGGCTTATTATTATCTTCTAATAATGATACTGTTTATTCAGCAACAGGCATTCTTACTGCGACCTCCGCATTTACAAGACAGACAAGTATAAGAGGTCAAATTATTAAAGGATATAATGTTATAAACGATAATATTATCACATTTAACTTACCTAGATTACAACGTAATCCGAGATCTCCTATCAGTAAAATTGTTATAGTGCCTTTTAACGACGCTGGGTATACTACCACAGCTCAAACACATTTAAGTTCTTTATCTCCGGTAGACACATTCTTAATGACTATATGATTATAGAATTAACCTAATCTATTATTAAATAATTGAAATGGCCCAAGATAATAAAGGTTTTACAGATAGTGGCTTCTTTAAGAATTTAGCTAATAAACTACCGTATCAAGCCTTAGATCTAAATAAAGTTCTTGCTGAATTAAATCCTAAATACGAGACATTCCAAGACACCGGTTCAAGAAGAGCAGAAGCTTTAGCTAAACAATCTATCTTCTATGATAATGATTATAACAATACACCTTCAGGTTCAGTATCTAAAGGTGGCGTTTATAGTGAATTAGTATACGCTAATATACAAGCAGATAAAGGTCCGAGAATATTAGACTATAGAGTAATGGCCGCTTTTGCTGAAGTAGCAGATTGTTTGGATGAGATTTGCGATGAATGTATTAATAAAAATGAAGCTGGAGAAATTGTTAAATTATATTTTAAAAATCTTAATTTAGACGATGAAGATAGAGATAAAATTATTCACGAATTTCAAAAATATATTCAAAACTTTGAGTTAGATAGAAAAGGTTGGGAATATTTTAGGCAGATATTAATTGAAGGTGAAGTTTACTTCGAGCATATTATACACAAAACTTACCCAGAGGAGGGGGTACTCGGAGTAGTTCAATTACCAACTGAGTTAATTGATCCAATTTTTGATAACATTCAGAACATGATTGTTAAAGGTTACATTTTACGTAAACCTATTTTTAATCCTAATAGACCAAATAAGATTGAAAAGTTTGAATTTATCCCGATGGATAAAAATCAAATTACCTATGTGAACTCAGGTATTTGGAACCAAGATAAGACCTTTAGATTACCATTTATCGAAAATGCAAGAAGAGCTTATAGACAGCTTTCCTTAATTGAAGATAGTATTGTAATATACCGTTTAGTAAGAGCTCCAGAACGTTTAGTATTTAACGTTGATGTCGGTAATATGGCACCGCCAAAAGCTGAAGCTTACTTACGTAAGTTAATCCAAGAATATTGGAGTAAAAAAACTTTCGATAGTACACAATCAGGACCGGTTCAAAAGTTTAATCCGCAATCAATGTTAGACAGTTTCTGGTTTGCAAAGAGAGCAGGGAGTGAGGGAACGAGTGTGACACAATTGGCTGGGGGAGCAAATCTTGGTGAGTTAACAGACTTAATGTACTTTGTAAACAAGTTATATAAAGCATTAAAAGTTCCAACTAATAGACTTAATACAGAATCTACATTTAAAGACGGTAATGAAATTTTAAGAGAAGAATTAAAGTTTGCTCGTTTCATTATTAGAATGCAACAGAATTTTGCAAGTGGTATGAAGAATGGTTTCCTAACTCATTTAAAGTTAAGAGGTATTGCAGATAGACTTAATATTAAAGAACAGAATATTAATATCGAGTTTAACGTTCCGACTAACTTCTACGAATTAAGAGAAAATCAAAAATTAGAATTAAAAGTTACTAACTTCAATTCACTGGTTTCAAATCAAACAATTTCATCTACATTTGCTCAAAAGAAATATCTCGGTTGGAGTGACATTGATGTTAAAGCTAATAGAGAGTTCTTACGTAAGGATAAAGAGTTTGAATGGGAAATCTCACAAATTCTCGGTGGCGGTCCAAATTGGAGAGATGCTATGATCGCTCCCGGCGAAGCAAACCAACAACAAGGTACGGAAATTGGTGGAGCAGCTCCAGGAGGCTCAGCAATGCCTCCTTCATTCGGAGCGCCAGCAGCAGCAGGTAGTCCTCCACCACCAGCAGGAGCCCCAGCTCAAGGGGCTGAAACTGCAGGACCAGGTGGTACTGTAACTCCAGCGGCGGCGCCAACGCCAGCGTAATAAATAAATCAAATGGCACGTTGCGACATAACACCTATCTCAGCTTTTCAAAGTACTAATCTATCCTCAAAGATCTCGTCGTTTGATAGATTATCAGATAGAATACTAAGGTCTCTTGGTTACCCTTATATAAACGTAGAGGTTCATAGGGATCAGTTATATGAGAACATTAGTATTGCAAGTGAAATGTTTGCAAAGTTTGCAGGTTATACTAGAGAGTATCTAGTGTTTAATAGCGATTTATATGTTAAAGACTATGGTATGAAACTTGATGCTTTATTTACAGCTAAAGTTTCAGATACTTTTGCTGAACAAGTGCAGAATAAAAACGTTAATCCTCAATATTCAAAATATATTAATAATAGTAGTAACGTGTATATTGCAAATAGCGCAGTACCTGGCACCTATTTCAGTTCAATGTCTTCTGTATCAGCAACATTAGTCAGGGGTACCTCAGCTAATCAAGTATTAGATGCTACAATTTATAATTATATAACCAATCAAAACGCTACGTTAGCGCAGTATTTCACACCAAGTGTTCAAACTTCTATTACGCAATTAGGTGATGTAATTAATAATACAAATACAAGTTTCTTGAATAGTTTTGACTATGATGTAATGGATTATAGAAAAGTAATAGCTGTTGTTGACTTTGAAGAAGGTTCAACTACCGGTATTAATACTCTATTTACAATTGAACAGACTTTAGCACAGCAAACATATTTCAGTTACGCTATGGGTAATTACGGCTTTGACCTTATTAGTTGGTATACTTTAAAAGATTGGTTAAAGAATAGAGAAAAATTACTTGCAACTAAACCATCATTTGACTTTGATGACAGAACTCAAATAATGAGATTATATCCGCAGCCAAAGTCTAGCCGTGATAGTAGCACTCAATACTACGGTGTCATTCAATGCTATGTTGAAAGACCTCTAAAAGACATTATTAAAGAGCAGTGGGTATATCAATACTCGTTAGCTTTAACTAAGATTGTACTTGGGAGAATAAGAGGTAAGTTTGCTGGTACTACTTTATTCGGCGGCGGCTCTGTTAATGCTGATATGTTGCAAGAAGGTTTAGAAGAAAAGAAAGAACTTGAACAAAAGCTATATGAAGGTGCACCTGGCTTCGGCGATGCAGAACCGCCAATGTTCTTCGTTGGTTAATAATAAATAATTGTATGAAATTTAGAGATTTAGTTAACATGTTGAATGAGGCTAAGAGTGAACGTGATGTTAAGAACCCATCTCAATATGTAGCTTCAGGCCCTAAAGGCTTTCCTAAAAATTTAGGTCTTGGCGACAATCCTGAAAAAACTTTACCGAAGGATGAACGTGGATGGTTTGATAAAAATGATCCAAAGACAAAAGGTAAAAAAGGTAGATATATTGTGCAGGACAATATGCGGTATATTAAAACCGCATTTTTAGTTACAATTTCAGATCCAGCAGAAGGTTTAAAACTTCAAAAACTTATTAAAGGTTTTATGGAGTTATATCATGAATATATTTCAGCTAACAGAGATGTTAAACGTATAGATGAAATGATCATGAAAATGAAAGCTAACGGTATGAGGTTTTATAATCCGGGACAAGGTAAAGATTTTCGTCAAGTGATGTCGGGTGGTGGTAATACAACACCTGTAAAAGCTATTGAAAAGCTAATGAAAGAAAGAGATGCTCAAGAATTACGGGCTGCTGAATACTTAAAATTATCTAACGAGTATGCTGAAAAAAACCTATCAAGCTTACACGGTATATTAAAACAAGGTGCAGCAAATTTTGTTAGTTCTCTAAAACAAACCCAAGGTGATCAAGTATTTAAATCATTTGAAGATTTAGATATCGTGCCAGAAGAAGATCCAGCAGTATCAGCTACTAAAGCTTATCTAATGGATATTACGTCAGGTAATATGAATTTTGACCCGTTAAATAAGTTTATTACTACAGAGATGGAAGTTCGTCAAAAAAATCCATTTATATATTTAACAAATATCTATAAAGATGTAGCTAATACAGCTGTTGAAAAACATCTAGTAGGTAATCCAAATGCAGTATTTAACCATGTGGCAGGTATGTATGGTAAGATTTCGACAGTTGCAAAGACAGATGTTACCAAGCCTTGGGCGGGTAAATCTAAAGTTTCTGCAGCTATTAACAAAGTAGTTGCATTAATAAAGAAGCGTCAATATAAAGACGCTAAGAATGCAGTTGTAGATACTGAGTTAGACAATACTGCTAAAGCAGATTTAATGATGCGGATAGATAAATTAGAAAATGGTGAAATATCAGAGGGTGAAATTGTAAGATCTCTATTCAATAAACCAGCTGCCACGCCAATCGAGCTAGATGACATATAAGCAAGGCATATTTAAACCTCAGAATTCTGCAAAGTATCTAGGAACGTCTCACCCAATTTATAGGTCTGGATGGGAGTTAAAATTTTTTAGATGGGCTGATTTAAACGAAAACATCCTTTATTGGGGTAGTGAAAACATAATCGTACCGTATATTAATCCTCTAGATAATAAAGTTCATAGATATTTTGTAGACAATTTTGTAGTGTTTAAAGATAATTCTGGCAATAAAAAGAAGTTTTTAATTGAAATCAAACCGAGTAAACAAGTTGCAAAACCTATTGCTAGTAACCGCAAAAAGCAATCTACCATACTTTATGAGCAAACTACTTGGATTACAAACCAAGCAAAGTGGGAAGCAGCCAAAAGATGGGCAGAGAAAAAAGGGTATGAGTTTATCATTCTCACTGAAAAAGAACTAGGCATCCGTTGAATTGACATGGGATGCTATAAATAATATTATGTTTAAACTAATTGTTGAAACACCATCTGATAACAATGATTTTCAATATATTGTAGCGGAAAAAAATTCAAATGAACCTCGTTCATTTTATATTAAAGGTCCGTATATGATGGCTGAAGGTGCCAATAGAAACAAAAGAATTTATAGCTTAGATGAAATGAGAACTGAATCCAAACGCTATACCGAAGAGATGATCAAGCCAGGTAGAGCAATGGGTGAGTTGAATCATCCAACTACAGCTGATGTTGATCTAGGTAGAGCTTGTCACCTTGTTACTGAACTAACCCAAGACGGTAATGTATTTTACGGTAAGAGTAAAGTATTATCTACACCAACTGGCTTAATTGTACGTTCACTTATTGATGATGGGGTTAGAGTTGGTATGAGCACTAGAGGTTTAGGTATGCTTGTTTCTGAGTCTAGCGGTAACTCAAGAGTAAAAGACTTTAGATTAGTAGCTGTTGATTGTGTCGCCGATCCAAGCTTCCCAAAGGCATTCGTAAATGGTATTTTGGAGAGTAAACAATATGTTTTAGCTCAAAACGGCTCTTTCGAAGAAAGATATGAAAACTTCGAAAACCAAATTAAAACCCTACCACGCAACAATAAAGAGGAATACTTAAAGAATTCCATACTATCCTTTATAAATAATTTATAACATGAAGCACAAGTCTAAAAAAGATATGAAGGCTATGAAGGCTATGAAGGATAAAAAAGCCAAAAAGAAGAAATTACATGAAGGCTCTTCATTAAAGCAATTTGTGTCTGCAATTTTAGATAAAGATTATAG